TGCGTTCAATGAGGCGGGGCGATCCGCTTGATGGGCTGCGGCTTGTGGTGGAGTCGGACTCCGCCGGATTGGCGTATGTCTCTGTTCGAAGCCGCCCGGCTGACTGAGTTGCTTCGATAGCCCCCGACAAGCTGTGTATCAATGAGCCTCCCCGAGCGGGAGGCTTTTTTTCGTCCGCAGCCTGTGTGTTCGCTGATGCCGTTGCGTAACAACGCACAAGCGTGCGGCAGGCGCTCCCAAAGGATCCCAGTTCGTCCCAAAGGTGCGAGGTGCGGTGGTTGGGTGTTGCGGGGTATGCAGCCTGTCTGTGGGCTTATTTTCGGTTGTGGTCTTTTGCCGCGATTCAGGCGAGCGGGCCGGGCGCACCCCGCCCGGAATTATGTGAAGCGCTTCAGTTGTCGCGGTGTGTGGCGTCTCTGTTGAATGAAGGTTATCAGTGATTGGGCTGATGCTTTGATCGAGGTGCTGGTATGGACGGTAAAGGGCGGGTGCGCAACCGGCGAGGGTATGCGTTTGTCGAGGAGTTGAAAGGCTTTTTCCTCGCTGAACTGCAGGGCATGGGAATAGAGGGTGCTCAGGCCGAGAAAATCTCGGGTGCGTTGGCCAAAGTGCTCTCGCGAGAATACGGGGGGTTTCAGCCCTACATTCCACTCCTTCCGGGGTCATTGAGGGAGGATGAGTGGGAGGCTGCGCTTGAGAAATACAGTCGTGGGGGGCTGAGTGTCGAGGGTTTGGCCAGGAAGATGGGTGTCGGCAAACGAGCCGCCTATCTACGAGTTAATGGCTACCTTGGGAAGAGACTGCCGAAGGCGCCATCCTCTCCGGACACTGCCATGGTTGCGCCGCCTGCAGGGCTTGAGCCCAAACAAGCGAAGTATTGAGTTTGCTCATTTATTGAGATCTGCCGCGCTTCGGCTAAATGACGGTCATCAGTGATACGTCTGATTGCTTGATTGAGGAGCCGGTATGGTCGAAGGCCGAAAGTTTGGAGGGAAAGGGTCTGAGTTTATTAATGAAGTAAAGGATTTCTTCTTTGCTGAATTGAAAGGTATGGGCCTGGAGGATATGCAAGCAAATCAAATTGCGGGCGTGTTGGCTGATGTTCTCCGACGAGAGTATGGAGGCTGCCAGATATACGTTCCAAAGTGTAAAGCGGCGTTGGTGAGAAAGAAGTGGAGTGAGGAACTTGAGGAATACAGCCGTGGGCGGCTGAGTATCGAGGGTCTGGCCAGAAATATGGACGTCGCCCTGGCGGTGGCCTACCGCCATGTTCGGGAATATCTTGCTAAGAAGCGAGTTAAAGCGCCTTGCGCGGCGGCGGCTTCTTCAGGAGCCGGGCCGCTTGGCTTTGGCCTCGCTGATCAAGCGATGAGACTTGGGAAGTGTTCCGACGATGGATGGGACAAACCGGACAATGGCGGTGCATCGGAGCCCGTCGAGGGGGGCGAGTCATGATGACCATGGCTGAAATACGCCTCAAGCAGAACCCGATTCTCACGCACATTCTGCTGGGTCTTGGGCAAGGCAGCTATGTTGCAGAGCGTGTCTTTACGCGGCTTCCGATGGGATCTTCCAGTGTTGTTCTTGCCAAGCTAGGCGACGAGCGCTTTCGCAAGTTCAACCTGCGTCGCGCGCCTGGAACGCCGACGAAGCGTGTGGACATCAAGTACGAAGGCAAGGTCTACGCGTTGGAGGGATGTTCGGTGGATGTGCCTATTCCACGTGAGTTGATCCGTGAGGCTGATGTATCTCGCCCCTTGAATGTTCATGGGCATATGTCGATTTCGCAGATTGCCGTGGTGACGGCGAACGACATCTTGTTGCTGGATTACGAGCTTTCCGCGGCGGACCTGGCCACCGATCCTGATTCGTATGCACCTGGTCACGTTGTTGATCTGGCTGGCTCGACGAAGTGGAGTGTGGATTCGGGGGCGCCGATCAGCGACATCAACGAAGCGGCGAACCTGATTCGCAAGAAAACAGGCCGGCGCCCCAATCAGCTCACCCTGTCTCCGGATGCCTTCCGGGCGATGAAGGGGAACCTTCAGGTTCAGAGCTATATGAGCGACGAGGAATGCATCGTAACGCTTGATGCCCTTAGGGATGTCCTGCAACTGAAAGAGATCGTGGTGGGGGATGCCACATGGATCGATGAAACCGACACCCCGCGGGATGTTTGGGGGAACAACGCCATTCTTCAGTACGTCCCTGAGGGCCGTCCGGATGCGGGTGGTGTGATCTCTCTGGCAGAGCCGGCCTTTGGCTTTACCGCCGTGATCGAAGGACATCCCTTTGTTGAGACCCCGCATTTCTCCCACTCCGAGAAGGCATGGATTTACGGGGCGACTTTCGAACGACAGGCCCATGTTGCGGACAGCACGGCGGCCGTTCTGTTCAGAAACCCACTTTGACCCTTACACAAGGAAGAAATGACATGAATGAGCATATCAATACCGGAACCGCTCTCAAGGCGCTTCAAGAGCATCAGGCAGTCGCGAAGGAACTGCGTGATCGTCTGGCCCACGTGAGCGGCGCCGAGACGGTTTATCGGGTCGCTTTGAGGGCACACCAGGCGGAGATGCCCAACCTTTCGACGCTGGAGAAGGCAGAGTCGGATGCCATGGCGGCGATTGCGCTGGGTGAGGCCGATCAGAGCGCGGCCGACATGGCGTCGAGTCGGCTCATTGAAGGGCGCCGCATGGCTTCAGAGCTGGGGCCGAAGATCAAGACGGCCCAGGGCACGCTTGCTGGCCTGAAGCGAAAGGGTGAAGAGATCCGGACCGCGCTGGTCGAGCTGGAGCAGCAGCGTGGCGCGAAGCTCAAGGCGTTTCTGATTGAAGAGATGGAAGCGGAGGCGACCCGATACGTGATGGCCGCTGAAGCCCTCGTGGGGAACTACGAACGTCTTCGGACGCTGGGAAGAATGGCGCAAGGGGTGGGGCTCGCTCCTTCCTTGGCAGGTGCCAGGTTGAAGCTGGAAATCGGACGATTGGAGTGGCTGAAGGCGTTCGATGGTCACCAGTCGAACCCCCATGTGCCGCACCTGATGTTTGATGGTGGACAAGGCGGGGAGTATCGAGCCAAAAGACAGGGCGCTGATCGCGACGAGTGGGAGCGCCTGGCGCTTGAACTGGGTGTGGAGTTTGAGGCGCCAGCACTGCCGGTGAGCGAAGGGGCTTGAGGTGCGGCTCACCGACCAGGAAATCCACGACCGGGCGCAAGCGTATGCGGTGCGAAACAGCGTGAGCTACATCGAAGCCCTGTCGGCCGTGGTGAAGGTCAGCGCAGTCCAGTATGCAGAGCCCGTGCGGAGGGAGCGAGCAGGATCAGGCCTCACCGACCAGGAAATCCACGACCAGGCGCAAGCGTATGTGGTGCGTAATGGCGTGAGCTACACCGAGGCCTTGGGGATGGTGTGTTCAACCACGGCCTGTTTTCGTGGTGGCGACATCGCGGTGTCGTTCAGTGAAGCGGCTGGAGTGCTGGAGGGCCAGTGGCTGGATGTCTTCCGCTCAGGGGCGCATATCGATTACTCTGGTGCGCAACACGCTTTCTCCATGCAGGATATTCAGGACATTGCGACGGGCTATCGGCCTGATGTGCGAGAGGCGCCCATTGTGATCGGCCACCCGGTGACGGACGGCCCTGCGCACGGTTGGGTTAGGGCGCTTCGCGTCGCGCCTGGAGGGGTGTTGCAGATGCGACCTGCGCAGGTTTCACCGGAGTTTGCCGAAATGATCCGCGCCGGCCGGTTCAAGAAGCGCAGTGCCGCCCTGTACACGCCGGGCCATCAGAGCAATCCGAATCCGGGTAAGTGGTATCTCCGGCATGTTGGATTCTTGGGCGCCGCGCAGCCTGCTTTGTCGGGGTTACGCGACCCCGTCTTTCAATGATTGTGGCCGGCGATAGCCGGCCTTTCTCATTCTGGAGCCTGTTTCCATGTGTTCTGTGACTGATGCTATCGAGGCCGCCAAGGCGGTGCTCACAAAGCCACCCCTGCAGCTTTCTGATGATGGCTTTTACACGATCCTGATCGATCACGAGGCCCACGCTCAATTGATTGCCCAGCTTGAGCGTGCGCTGATCAATGTTGATGTGCTGGGGCGAGGGCTGCAGGCGCTACTGACATCCCACCCATCTGATGCGGTTGCAGAGCGCAGTGTTGATTCTATGGGGGAATCTGATGAGTGCTGAGCGCCAGATCGGGATGAAGGTTCGAATCTCCGGTGATCCTCGCGAGCTCGTGCAAGCCCTGAAAACGTCTGAAGACGAGTTGAGGGAGCTTGATAAGGCTGGCAAGAAGGTTGAGATTCTGACCGCCGCCATCCAGTCGGCCAAGGATGCCCGGGCGGCGATGGTCGAAGCACGCAGTGAAGCCAAAATGCTTGATGAGCAACTGGCAGCAGCCCGGGGGGCTGGCGCTGGTGCTGATGCCATACGTTTGTTGGAGAAAGCGCTCAAGGACGCTAACAAACAGGTATTGGATGCTGAAAAGGCATGGGACAAGACGCGGGATAAGCTGAATAAAGCCCGTGAGTCGGCTGCCGCAGCAGGGATTGATACCAAGAACCTTGCCTCGGAGCAGGCGCGTCTTCGTGATGGGGTAGAGGCTGCTACCGCAGCAATTCTGAAGAACACAGAAGCCATTGTTCAGGCCAGGCAGGCGGCCTCGGACAAGGCCGCAGCAGACCGCGCGGCAGCGGCTGAAGAGAAGCGTCTCGCCGACATTGTCGAGATGAACCTTACTCGTCAGCGTCTGGCGGCTCAGGAGCTGCTGGAGGCCGAACGGAAAATGTATGCCGAGGCTGAAGCTGCTTCGGCCCGGGCGGCTAAAGCTCGCGCGGCTGAAGCCAAGGCCGTCGAGGACTACTCGGCGAGGGTGAAGAAGGCGCTTTCCGATTCGTTCGAATCCGTCGGGATTCGTGGCAGTGCCCAGATCCAGGCCGAGATCCTCAAGATTCAGCAGTCGCTTCTGAAGCTGGGGGCGAATTCCAAGGTCAGCGGCGCCGACTTCGACCGCGCTTTCGCAGAAGCCAAAAACCGTATCTCCGCCCTTGAGGCGGAGATGAACGGAACGCTGCCGGCCATGGACAAGATGGCCGCGGGGACCAAAGGGCTGGGGAGCGGGTTCTCGGCGCTGACAGCGCAGTTTGCAGGGTTGGCCGTTGCAATGCAGGCCGGGCAGACCTTCATTCAGGCCAACAGCCAGGTGGAGAGCTTGACGCGGTCGCTCACTATCTTGACGGGTAGCAGCAAGCAAGCCACCGCGGAGATGGAGTACGTCCGAGACGCGGCGCAGCGACTTGGAGTGGGTGTTCTCGATGCGTCTCGTGCCTACACGCAACTGATCGCGGCGACGAAGGGCACGGCCCTTGAAGGCCAGGGTGCGCGCCGTGTCTTTGAGGCGGTGGCGGGAGCAATGGCTACCCTCGGGAAAAGCAGCGCGGAGACCAACAATGCACTTCTGGCGATCAACCAGATGGCCAGCAAGGGCACGGCAAGCCTCGAAGAGCTGAAGGGCCAGCTCGCAGAGGCATTGCCGGGGGCAATGAAGGCCGCGGCGGATGGCGCCGGTCTGACGGTGGCTGAGCTCACCAAGATGGTCGAGTCCGGTGAAGTCCTGGCGGAGGATCTCCTGCCTGCCCTCGCAAAGGGGCTGACCGAGATGTACGGTGTTGGCAAGGCGAACAATGACACCTTCGTCGCCAACTGGGCCAGGCTCAAGAATGCGGTAACCGAGACCATGACGGTGATCGGTGACAGCGGGGTGTTCAAGGCGCTGACGCAGGGGCTGAGTGCCGCGGCTCAAGGCGTTGGGACACTCACCGTCGGCTTCGAGGCCGCGGGCAAGAAGATCGGCGTAATGGCCGGCGCCATTGCCAGTGGTGATTTTGGTTTGAAGGGGTTCTCAGATCGGGCCAAGCTGGCTCTGGGTGAAATCGACGCTCAGACTGAGAAGAGCCTGAAGAAGATCGCCGACGCGACTGCTGGGGCCTCGTCGGGCTTCGGTGAGGCTGGCCAAGCGGCCGAGGACGCCGGCAAACAGGCGGCGGATGCTTCACCTGGGTGGCTGGCCGTGGCCCATGCCTATTCAGAAGCCGAGAAGGCAAGTCTGAAGCAGATCGACCGGCTCAAGCTGCTGCAATCAGCCCAGGATTCCGCAGCGGCCGCGATGAAGTCCTTCGCCGATACCTTTGGCACCCAGGCGGAAAAACTTGACGCTGCGACCAATGCGGCAAAGGCTCACGAGGCCGCTTCGCGGGCGCTTGCTGACCAGGTTCGGGCAGATCTGGAGATCGCCAAGGCAAAGCTGGTGTCCCTTGAGGGCGAGCGCCAGGCCAATGGAAAGTTGACCGAGGAGAAAGAGAAGCTCCGGGAGAAGCTGCAGGACACGATTCGAGCCAAAGAGGCCGAAGCCGAGAAGACCGCTCAAGCAACGGAGGCAGCCCATGCTGCAACGCTGCAGGCTCAGGCTGCATCCAGCGTGTTTGCTGACCATGCCAAACAGGTCTATGCCTTGCGCGATGCTTGGCAAGCAGCGGACGCGGAGTATCAACGCCTGTCGGCGATGAACGCAAAGGGCGTGGATGTTGCGAAGGAACTGAAGGCGGCTGACGAAGCCCGCGCCCAGGCACTTCTCCTCTACCGAGATGCGTTGTCCGATGCGACGGCCGCGGCCGAACGGCACATGGCAACGGAGCGAACCGCGGCCAGCCTGCAACAATCCGCTTTGCAGAATGATCTCTATCGAGCCAACACGATCCTCGAGGTGGCGCGGCAGCGAGGCAACGAGAAGGAGATCGCAGAGGCGCAGATCGCCATATGGCGGATTGAGCTGGAGATCAGTGAGGCCCAGGCGCTGGCAGCCCGGAAAGAAGCCGAGGCAATGGAGATCGTTGCGAAGGCCAAGCGCGCCGAACTGGAGCTGTCAGGCGCCCTGACCGAAGCGAAGAAAGCCGAGCTTGCTGTCATGGATGCCAACGTGAAGGCGAAGAAGCTTGAGGCGGAGAGGTACGACCTGGTTGCGGAGCGCACAAAGAAGCTGGCCTATGAAACCAAGGAACTGAAGTCGAGTTTCGGCGAACTGTCGGCGGCCACCGACGATGCAGCAAG